CTTTTGTAAAGCTCAGGTCGCAAGTTCAAATCTTGTCAGAGGCTCTCAATCCTCTATAGCTCAGTTGGTAGAGCAGGTGACTGTTAATCACCCTGTCCCTGGTTCGAGTCCAGGTGGAGGAGTTAGTAAAAAATATATTATGAATTACAATTATCCTCTGTACGCACCATATTGGAAGGTTGACCTCTTTCATAAATCATGGTATAGTACACTCAGTTCTCTTTTTAAGATGATCAATGTCAAAGACAACGAAGACGGTTCGTTCGTCATCGAATGGGATGAAAACGACGAAGCAGAAAGTATCTTCAACGACTGGACCAAAGAGGACTTCACAAACTTCCTCCGTTGGGCAGCAGAAGAAGAACTCAGTAAAGACACAGAAGAATCTGGAGAAAAATCTGGAGAAGATGGAAACTCCAAAGAAGCGACTCCGAAAGACTGGGAAGACTTCTGGCACGGTCCAGAAGCAAATAAAGGTAAAGGTAGTAAACTCTCGTAAAAAAGATTTGTTCCCTTGGGTCGAAACTTTTCCATACTTCATGCAAGACATGAGTGAGAATAAAAAGTGTTGGTTTACCTGTGAAGAACATGCTGAGAAGTATGTAAATAGATACAATTGTAATTACAAACTTTATTTTTATACTGGAAAATGACTAAGAAAACATTTAAGAGTAAAAAAGATGCTCAGTGGGAGTATGAAGAAACTCCTGAAGTACGTGCAGCAATTGCTCGTCTGCACAATGACATCCGTAAACGCAACTTAAAAGATGAAGATGATCGACTAGGTTATGACACAGGATCTAAGTAAGTATGAATTCAACGGTCTTGAACGTCTCCCTGCTAACATACTAAGATTGATTAGTGAGTTAGAAGGTTCATATCAACTCTGTAAATACATGGGGTTTGAAGAAGATATGAACACGCTTAATGACATGAAAAAGCCTTATTACAAACTTTATTTCAAAACGTTAAAAGAGCAAAAAAAATGAATGATTTGATCAACGAATACTGGACACGAACTCAAAAACCAGAAACTGAGGAGACTATTGATGTTGATTGGACTGCTGAATACAGCAGACAGAGAAAGGATCGTATGCACGATGCCATTGAAGATTATCTAAATGATGATAGAGTTGATGCACGAAGAGCATACGAAGAGATGCTATCTTGTATAGATAATACGATTCAATATCACAAATCAAGTCAGGAAAAGGCAGTTGAACTCAAAGAACTCATGCTCGGACACAGACCAATGGAGTCTCTCCATTCCTTCTCACTTGGAAGTTGAATGGGAATCATATACTGATGTGTGTGCATCTTTTGGTATAGAACCTAATAAACGAAGATTTTTGAGATACAACGAATTATTTCCGTATAAATAACCTTGTAGCAAATCGTGTGATTATTCGTGGGAACCAGAAAAATTTCTCAGTTGGATACAATCTCAGATGCAAATGTATCGGGAGAAGCAATTCTGCCCATTGTAGTATCTGACCCTTTGATTCCCAACCGAAAAGCAACCGTTAAACAACTCTTTAGAGGAGTATCGCAAGGCACAAAAGTAGAACCTGGTTTATCTTTTGACTTGGATCGAGATACTGGATTATACCAAAACGCATATGACCAACTTGGTTTAGGTTTTGGTGATGGTGGATTCTATATGTCTAGAATCGACAACGGTGGTGGTAGTACATCTCTTTATATTACAGCAACTGATGAAACTGCCAGTAACACGAATATTGTATTAGCACCAAAAGGAACTGGTGCTGTTCAAGTAACAGGTCAGTTTTTGATTGATGACCAATCTTTTGTTCTTTCTGATTCACAAGGTCCTAGGGCACGATTTGAAGTTAGTAATGTAGGTACTGGTACTAATACTAGAGTATTCACATTCCCTGCTATTACTTCTGGTAATGGCACAACTATTGTTGGTGATGATACCAATCAAACTTTAAGAAACAAATCAATTGTTATTGATGAAGATAATTTAAGTATCGTTGATGGGGACGATGTTGCAAAGTTCCAGTTATCATACTCCGATTCTATTGGTCAGACTCGTAGATACTTTCTGCCAGATGCTGGTATTTCTTCTGTTACGGTTGCAAACCCTCAGGGTTTAGATTCTACACTTCTTGACACTAAAACTACACAAGTCTCATTTAACAAAACATTTGTTGATGTTAAGTTTGTTCCTGATGATGCGGTAGATACAAAATATGCACAGATTAATACGTCAGCATTAACTGAAAATAGAACTATTACTCTTCCTGACCAGAGTTTGACTCTTGTAGGAACAGTTGCGAACCAAATTATTAAAAACAAGAACTATGAGGTTCTTGTTATTCAGGATCCTGCCGATAATACTAAGAAGATTACATTCCAAGTTAGTAACCAAACTACTCTTACTAATTCTACTGTAGTCTTTCCACCAACAAACACTCTAAATAGTGGCGGTGGAGATAATGTTCTCGTTACGGAACTTGCAGGTCAAGATCTTTCAAATAAAATTTTATTCGCCCCTGTCTTAAAAAATAGCGGTAATACTGCTGGTCAAGTAACAATTACTACTGATAATATTACTGGTCCTAGAGTAATTAGATTCCCTGATTCTAATGCAACTCTGTTATCTACTGATAACGTAACACTTGAGGATGTTAACTTTGGTGCTGGTATTGGCGCAAACAACCTCACAGGACAAACAAGACAACAACAATTCTTCTACTCTGGATTCTAATAACAATGGCTAAACAAGGACTTCTTGGACAAGTAAAACCAGCAGCGGGAACTAATACTGTATTATATTCTGCACCGATTGCTTCCTCGGCAAGTACGGTACTGAGTGTTGCTGCTCAAGGTTCTGCTGATTCATACGACATTGCTATTAAAGACCACGATCAAAATCTCACTCTTGACGCAAGTACCTATAAATTGCATCAGGGTGATGTTATTACTGGATATCGTTTTAATTTATCAACAAATATTCCAGTAACTTCTGCTCTACAATCAGGCAATACTCTTACATCTGAGGACGGTGAGAAGACTGCAATCTTTGAATCTTATTATCTCGAACCTTTTACTACAATCAATGTAAAAGAAATTGCTATTCGTTCAGTCGCAGTTACTAGTGTTGTAGGAACATTTTCTGTTGGTGAAACTATTAGTAAAGGTACTAGTCCAAATGATACCGTAGGAACTGTCTACGCTGTGCAGCAAGGTTCTGGATCTACGATTGTTTACATTGGACCTTCTACAATTAATGGTAGTGGTAGTGAGTTTACTGATGCTGATGCTTTAACTGCATCTGGTGGTGCTACTGGAGCAGTTGAAACGGGTGGTGTTGGAACTGCCGTTGATGAATATATTTTCTCTACTGATGCTGGTGTTACCTATAATATGTTCTTAGGTACTGACCTTACTGTATTTTCTGATAGAGTGTATCGTTTTGATACCTCTGACAGTAGCATGAGTGGTACAGATTTCAAACTTTCTATCACTGTTAATGGTGAGTGGGGTCCTGATAATACTGCTGGAACTTCTGATGATGGTACAGAGTTTACGACTGGAAAAACTACAAATGGTACTGCTGGTTCTGGTGGTGCATATGTTCAGTATGATTTCTCACAAGCAACTTTAACAGGTAATCTATATTTTTATGATGGTGATACAGGAACAGCAGCAAAGTCTGCTTATGGTGGTAGTGACAGACTGTTGGTAGTCAGCACTGACTTTGCATATAGTGCTATCTATGTTTATGACATTGATGGAACATGGGTAGATGCTACAGATACTTTCTTGGCAAACGGTGTTTCGTATACTGTTCAAACAAAAACTGCTGGTGCTTATGGTTATGTGAGAGATTTCACAGGAACTGCTTGTAAAGTTGTTAAGGGTCTTAACTCCGCAGACTTTACAACTTCTGATGTCTTCCAAGATTCACCTCTGTTGGCAACTGCTTCTCGTAGTTCTGTTGCTATTAGTTCAATTGCATTAGCAACAACAGCAGCAAGTGTTGAAATGTTCCTTAAAAAAGATAACGCGATTGCTTCGGATGTAAGCGAAGAAACTAAGTCATTAGTTCTTGGTCCAGGTGAAAGGGTTATCGTTGAAAGTAATGGTGGGCACTGCTCTTTCAATCTCGTTGGATTTGAAGATGCTTCTAGCGCATTCACTGTAAGGAACTTTGGCAGTATTGCTGCCGATGCTGCCAGTGGTGGTGGTAGCTAATAATAACCTCTAATAAATACTAATAAAGAAGAGTAAGAAATGTCTCTAACTAGACTTAAGAATATTATTACTTCGAGGACGGGACGTATCATTTACGTCAATCCCGATGATTTTGATGCTTCTGATGCTATCGATAACAGGGGAAACTCTGCATTGAGACCGTTCAAGTCTATTCAGAGAGCATTTCTAGAGGTTGCTAGATTTTCGTATCGAGTTGGTCTGTCAAACGATGAATTTGACGCCTTCTCGATCATGCTGTATCCAGCAGAATATATCATTGACAATCGTCCAGGTGAAGTATTATATACGAATGTTCCTCCTATTGATGAGAACTCCAACCTTGATTTAACATCACCAAACAATGTACTGTATAAGTACAACTCTGTTGAAGGTGGAGTTATCGTTCCCAGAGGTTGTTCTCTCGTAGGTACTGACCTTCGTCGTACAAAAATTATTCCCAAGTATATTCCATATCCTACAGTGTATGCTGCAAAGGGTATTAACACAGAAGATCAAGTACCTTCTAGAACAGCAATTTTTAAGGTAACTGGTGGTACATATTTCTGGCAGTTCTCGTTCTTTGATGGTGCTGAAGAAGGCGTATACTTCAAACCAGATAGTACAGAAACACTTTCTCCAAAGTTCTCTCATCATAGAATCACTTGCTTTGAGTTTGCAGATGGTCTGAACAACCTATCTACATTGATTACTAATGGTACAGTTCCTAACGCAGATTATACTGCCGTACCTAATATTCTTGAGAGAACTGACTTAGATATCTACTATCAGAAAGTATCGAAAGCATTTGCTACTATTCCTGATACATCTGGAGATCCTGCTAATGACCAGATTCAGGCAAGGGTAGAAGAAAATAGAATCGTTGGTCCTATTTCTGATGAATATAGAGTTCTGCAGATTACAAGAAATGGTCAAACAGCAACAGCAGTAACTGTTGATGAGTTTGATAACCCTAGAGACCATGGATTCTCTGTTGGTGTTAACATTAATGTTAGTGGTGTTACTGGATCGACTGGACCTTCGTCTGAGGTTGATGCTTCAACATTCAATGGTTCTTTTATTGTTACGTCAACACCAACAGGTAGCACATTCACATATCAGTTATCATCAGTACCAACAGGAAACGCTGTAGGTTCTAACATCACTGTTAAGACGGAGATTGATACTGTTGACTCTGCATCACCATATGCGTTTAACTTGTCACTGAGAAGTGTCTGGGGCATGAATGGTATGCACGCTGATGGTAGTAAGGCAACTGGTTTCAAATCAATGGTTGTTGCTCAGTTCACTGGTTTGAGTCTTCAAAAAGATGATAGAGCATTTGTAAGATATAATGCTTCTACTGGTAACTATGATGCAGCAGTTGCTGGTGATGGTGCTCACTTAGATGGTTTTGCTGAGTATCGTAAGGGTTGGGCACATGAGCACATTAAGTGTAGTAATGACTCATTCATCCAGGCAGTTTCGGTGTTTGCTGTTGGATATGGCACACACTTTACAGCACTCAGTGGTGCTGACATGTCGATTACTAACTCTAACAGTAACTTCGGAAACACTGCTCTAAGGTCTGCTGGATTCAAAGCAAAAGCATTCTCTAAAGATAAAGCAGGAGCAGTTACGCATGTTATTCCTCCCAAGGCATTGAATGTTATTTCAACAACTGCTACGGGTACATCTGGTGCATCTTCCATCACACTTACAAATGATGGTTCTATTAACGGTGTCATTCAAGGTATGACCGTCAATGGATCTAATATTGCACCTGGTGCAACGGTTGTCTCTTTCAATGTAAATACCAGAGTTATAACTTTATCTGCAACTAATACAGGTACAGTCAATAACAATATCATCTTTGGTGAAGAAACTTCAGTTAACTGGGTAAACGTTGATATTCAGCGTACAAAGGTAGTTAATGCTGCTCTTGCAGGTTCTGGTGGAACTCCTGGTAGTAGATTATATCTTTATGGTTACACGACAGAAGCATCACCACCAACAACAAAAGTACAGGGTTATGCTGTAGGTGCTCGCCAAGATGGTACTGGTGTTAATGCAGTTCCTGACAAGTTGAATATTCTTTTGGTTGCTAATGGTGCAGCGTCTGCGAGTGTTCAGTCAGCAAAAATTTCTCCATATGGTCCTGCTGTCTCTAGTATTGCTGCTGGTGTAGCAGGTTCACCTATCCAATATGATAGTGCCACATACACAATTAATGGTGTTGCTGGATCTGTTGGTGGATGGTATTTGAATGTTGATGCAACCGATAACGAAATTTATACAACGTTATCTACAAATACACAGTATAATAATGTTAACTTTACTCCTAGTGCATTCTTAAAGAGAATTCCTGACCCTCGTGATTTACAAGATAGAACCTATCGTGTTCGTCTTGTAATTGATAAGGATAAGACTAATCCTCTTCCTCGTGATCCCCTTAGCGGTTATGTTATGCAACCGCTGAATAGCGATACAACTAACTACAATCTCCAGAGAGCATTCTACATCTATGATATTGAGATTGTCCAAGCATTTGAACGAGGCGTTTCTGATGGAATCTTCTACCTTACCCTGCTTTGTGCATCTATTTCACCTTCAACTTCTAACTTTAACGACAGAAAGTTCTCTCAAAACGTCAACGAAGTCTATCCTACGTTTGACAGAGACAACCCTCTTGCTGACCCTGATGCTGCGATATCCGTCGCTGACAATGAAACTATAGGTCTAGTAAATTCAACTGATGGTGCATCACCTACACCTAATAAAGATCCTAAGAGATCAATTACCAAGGAAGGAGTTGAATTCTTACTGACTGATACAGGTTGGACACAACCAGGAACAACACCTAACTATGATAGTGTCAACAAGCGCCTTAGTAATATAGATCTTACTGCTCGTGCTGGTGATGAAGAAGTCAGAAAGATTAATATCCGACAGAATAATGATGGTACTGTTGCTCCTATCCCCGTTGAGTTTAGACGCCACTCAATTATGAGATCTGGTAACCATACCTTTGAATATCTTGGTTTCGGTCCTGGTAACTACTCAACTGCATTCCCTCAGACTCAAGTAGAGACGCTATCTACTGACCAGATTAAGTTCTCTCAGTCTATTAAAGAGGAAGCAGGTGTTGCATTCTACTCAGGTCTAAACTCCAATGGTGACTTGTTCATTGGTAACCAGATTATTAACCCTGTTACTGGACAGATTACTAATGAAGATATTGCACAACTGAATGTTATCGGTGAAGAGAATACAACGATTGAAACATTCTCTGAGTTGGTTCTTACTGATAAACTGACTGTTATTGGTGGTGCATCTAACCAGTTAGAATCAATCTTTGCTGGTCCTGTCACATTCCAAGGACTGACTACATTCACAAATAATATTCAAGCGAAGAAGATTTCTTATTACAACCAAGATGGTACTGTAATCAAGCAAACTTTACTTGCACCTGAAGATGCTAATGGTCAACCCAGTTTTGCTAATATCACAGGGTATACTACACCTGCTGATGGCGATCTTGTTTACAATATCAACTGGACTCCTGGTAAATCTTTAGGTTGGATCTACTATGGTGGTGTCTGGAAAGAGTTCGGTCTTACAGATACTGGAGATATTGATATTGCCACATTTAATAATGAGCAGCACATGGGTATTGGTACTGCTGCTGTTGCTGGATTTAGAGTTGGTGTCTTAGGTAATGCTAAAGTTGATGGAGACTTAGTTGTTACTGGTAGAGGTGGTGTTGGTGCTGATAAGTATATTACTAAAACATATACTGGAGATGGCACAACTCTTACATTTGCAGTTACTACCTATGGCGGTGGTATTCAGCACTCTGATGATTCTCTCTTAGTATCACTAAATGGTGTTGTACAGATTGCAGGTACAAACTACACTGTTGATTCTAACGGTGCTAATGTTGTGTTCAGTGCTGGTGATGCTCCATTATCTACTGATACTATTCACATTTTAGAACTGCCTATCTAAATAACTAAGGAGAAACTAGCACTGCCATGGCACTTTCAAAAATTAGTGGGAATCAGATTTCCACAACAACTCAAGCAATTATTAGCACGCTATCTTTTATTAACACTGATAGCGTCTTTAGATTGCCTTCGGGAACAACTGCACAGCAACCGACTGGTGTTTCTGTTGGTACTTTACGATTCAATACTGATTTAGATTCAGCAGAGATTTATAAAGCAGATGCTGGCACTGGCAGCGCAGGATGGGCACCTGTTGCAGGTGGTGGTCCTTCATTAGGTGAAAATAGTATTGTTAGAACTAATGCTAATACAATTTCAGAAAACTTAACTGTTGGTCCTTCAGCAGGTGGTGAGTTTGCAAATGGAATGTCGGCAGGTCCAATTACTATTGCAAACGGATTTACGGTTACTATTGAAAGTGGTGGAGCATGGAGTGTTAGATAATGGGAGTATTAAACGTTGGTAGTCTCCAAGGCAATTTTCCAAACTATCGAATTACATTAAGTAATGATAGTGAACTAGATATTGCTAGTCAGTTATTGCTGACTAATCAAACATATGTACCTCTTCCTGCAAATACTACTGATGGATTTGCATCAACTGCTGGTGGACCTAGAGGATATGTTAAAGGTCAATTGAGATATAATACTACTACTCAAAAACCAGAACTATATGATGGTGTTAACTGGATTGAGAAGGAATAGTAAATAATGAGTAAATTATCCGTAAGCGGTTTAAGTGGGATACCTGAGACTCTGAATCAGATAACAATTCCTGCTGGCAACATTTTAGATGTTGAAGGTCATGTATTTAATACAAGCACTACTGCATTTCAGTTACCTGCTGGTACTACCGCAGAACGACCTGCTAGTGCATCTGCTGGATATATGAGATGGAATACTTCTGATTTGAAGATTGAGATTTATAATGGATCGAGTTGGACTCAATATACAACCTCAAGTGGTGGTGGGTCAGTATCTAACTTAGGTAAAAGTTCTGCAACTGCTGCAACTTCTGCTGCTGCTATTCGTGCTGTAAATCCTGGAGCACCTGATGGTGTTTATTGGATAAATCATGGTAGTGGTGCATATCAAACGTATTGTTTGATGGACGCAGGAGGATTTATGTTGGTAGGTAAAATACCTGAGTCTCCTGGCGATACTAGCAATCCTTGGTCATATAGTGGTGCTAGATGGTCACAGCAATCTACTACTAACGAGTCAGAATGCCAAAATATCAATGGTGGAGATGCCTTAAATAGAGGGTATTATGGTTATACTTTGACTGAAGGTTTTATCTTTGCGATGGGTGACTATCGTAACTGGTTATATCCTAAATCAATTCCTAGAACAGGTGTTACTGCTAGAAATGCCTTTATTGGAGGACAAACTAACATATCTTCAGTCGATAGAGAAAACTTTTTGAGTTGGATTGGTAACACTGGTATCAGTAGAAACGAATGGGATAATCAACCCTATTGTAATAGAATTGGTTTTAATCGAACTGATTCTAGTGCTACAGGTATGAGATTTGGTATTACTATGAACAATGAAAACGAGTGTAATTCTAATGACTCATCAATTGGATTTGGAGTTTATACAAATAATCAAAATACTAGTGGTGATAGAAATGCTGCTGCTGGCGGATTCCGTTGGAATGGCACTGTTCGCTATCCAAAAAATGGTTGGATTTTTGTAAAATAAGGAGAACTATGAGCACTATTAGAGTAGACGAACTTAGAGCATTATCAGATAATGATTTTTCTATCAATGTAAGTCCCAATGATAACTTTGAAATTCAAGGAACTATTGAGTTTGACTCTGGTGCATCTTTTTCTGTACCTGTAGGAACATCTGCTGAAAGACCAACATCACCTATAGGAGGTATGTTGCGATATAATTCTACACTTGAACGTCTTGAGTTTTATGATGGAACCGTTTGGCAGAACTTTATTGGTTCTAGTGCTGCACCAAACGGATCTACTGAAGCACTTGCAGTTGAATCAGTGCAAGCATTATATGATGCTGGACAAGTAACAGATGGATCATATTGGATTAACTTTGATGGTACTGCTAGGCAATATTTTGTACCATTGAATAGTCATCCATACTATATTCTGGTTGGTAACTGGGGTGGTGGTGCTGATAAGTTTTTGCAAAATGCTAGTGCATTAAGTGGCAATCAACTTAATAATCAAGGTGATACCACTCCTACAGGGAACTGGGCAAATAATGGTACTTATGGATATTATAGAAATACAGGTGGGAGTGACTTTAAGTACGCTACAATGGATGTTCGAGGCATACAATATCGTTATGTGAAGATGAAATTCAATCTTTACAACTATTATTCAAATGATGGTGTTACTGCTAGAAACTTTTTAGGTATTAGTTCTAATGTTGGTGATGGCGTAACAATTATGAGAGATAATAGTTCTGAAGGGGATGCCCAACATGTTTTTACATATTATTCTGCTATCTCCAATAATGACAGCAATGGTTGCCCTTCTGCAACTCCAACATTTCCCTCACATGTACGGGTAGGAACTAATCCTGGTGCATTTATGGGTACTAGGTTCTGCTGTTTTTCTAGGGAAGGTAGTAGTTATGGTACAGAATATGTTAGAAACTTTACTCCATACGCTGGAGATAGTAGTGGTGGCACTGTACCTAATGCCTTTACTGGTGATGCTTGGTATGAAATGGACTTAGGTCAAACCCATCCTCAAAACTTACATTGTGTCATTCATTCAGACCAAGATTCTAGTAATGAAGACACATATATAAAACGAGGAGTTGTGCTCGTTCGTCCTGCATAAATAATACGAAGGAAACAGAACCGTAATGTCTCAATTAAATGTTGACAGATTAATATCCTTAGGTGGAGGTGGTGGTACTGCCTACATTCAATTAGAGTCTAGTGGTAACTTTAATTTTGACACTGGCACTTTATACATTGATAGTGCAAATAATGAGGTGGGGATTGGTACTACTACACCAAGAGCATCTTTAGATATTGCTACTACTGATGGCATCATTGTACCTGTAGGAACAACTGCTCAAAGACCAGGATCACCCGTTGAAGGTTTATTTAGATATAACTCAACAGACCGAACTTTTGAAGGGTATTCTTTCAATGAAGGTACTAATGCTGTAGAATGGGGACCAATTGCTGGTGCTGGTGGCGGAACACCTAATCAATCTACAGATAGATATAGTTTTGATTATTCTAAGGGTGCCGTACTAAAATCAGACGGAACTAATGCTTATTGGGAAATTGCTGGTCAGGCAACTGAATGGAGCATGGCAAGAATTTGGACGCATGGATATGTTGGTGGAGGTTATCAAAGTGGTAGTCCCTGGAATAATGTAAACCGTACTGTTCATTCTACAGACACATCTACAAACCTTGGTAATACTTTAGATAGATCTGGTGCTTACATGGCAGGGTCATTCTCAGATAATCGTCACTGGTTCCACTCAATGGAGAACACTTATAGAGGTTCTTCTAACTATACATCTGGATTCAGTATGACCTCTGAGTCAGGTATTACTCACCAGAGTTCCTGGGATATGACTGTTAGTAGAGGATCTATGGGTTCATTCCAAGATTATGAATTCCAAGGAGGTTATTCATATTTAATTGGTGGTGGTAATGCTAGAACTGATGCGATGAATCTCAAAACTGAGGTTATGAGAACATCAGGATTTCCTCCTAATCATGCTGATGGAGGTGAGGATCCTACATGGGGTGGTAACGCAAGATTGAAGGGTTGGTATAAGAGATCTGGTACTCGTCAAGCATTAATTTGGAATACAGAATCTTGGCAAAACTGGACACAAGGACCAGGTGGTGATGGGTGGAAAAAGATTTTAGGCACAATGTTAGGTCACATGTATGTGGGCACTGGCAATAATGCTCAGAATGGTAACCAGAGAGTTGATGATTCTAGTGGCGTTCAAGTAGGAGGTTTGAACTTTGGTAACATGGGAGAGGAAAACTTCCAGATTGGTATGAGAAAAGGTTATTGCTTAGGTAACTACAATGGTTCTCAGAACAATAATACTTTTAAAGTGAACTATGCTACTGATGCATATAATAACCTCGGAGGTTCTTCACCTCCATCAGGTCATGGTGGCATGAGTTCTGCTCACTGTTCATCTGCATCTGCTATTTCGGGTGTTGATGATGCTGGTGCGACACAGTATGATTACGGTACAAATATTCCTAACTACTAATGAATAATCAAAACGACGTTATTGTCATCGACTTAGAAAAGTTTCCTCATCTGGATAATTGGGGAACAAAACTTGGTGGTCATCTTGGATTGGAATATTTTTACTTAGAAGATGAGTATTTTGATTATATTCCTCAGTATGTAAACTATCTGCGTTTTTCTTCAAAGGAAGGAACCTTGGGTTCAAAGTATTGGGGTGAAGCGAGGAGTGCAAGATCCGAATATGGTGAAAGTGAAGAAGGAACGACACAAAAAGATAAGGTCAGTGTTGATAATGAATTAATCAGAACATACACTATTCCTTTTATGAAGAGTGTGATTCGTCTTAAAGTACAAGAAATTTTTGAAAAAAGATATAACGAACTACGCACTAAATATAGTGTATTGGAGGATGCAACCTGGCAAGACCAGTTATCAGAATCCAAGACATATCTTGAAGATGAAACTACTGCTGTCACATTGATCAATAGATTAGCAGAGATTAGAGGGTTGACAATCAAAGAGTTTGCTACTATAGTGGTAGAGAAACAAACTGATTGGAAAACAAAGTTACATGATCTTGCTGTGCAAGAACAAACTATCCTTATTAAAATCAAAGAGTGCTTTAACGTTGCTGATGCAAATGTTTTTCTTGAAGATTACTTCGGCATTGAAATGTCAAGTCAACAATGTTTAGAATTTAATAGATGTGAAAAAAATGATGAAACAGGACTCATTACAAGAAAAGAACCCTTCAAATACGGACTCAGGTTCTAATGAACTGAATCTTCCTATTAGTAAAACATTGGAAGATTTAAAAAATATTTCTCCTTGGGAAGTTGAAACTCCTGATGTTGCATTAATGCAATGGGCAGATCAAATTCCATTTGGACAAAGTGAATTTCAAAATCGTTATTATGTAATCAATTCACAAATAACTCCATGGAGACAATTGCGTCAAGCAATTATGGAGTTACAAGCAAGAACAAATAGTCTACAAAAGATTACAGTACAGTATAGACGTAATCTTAATGACATGGCGCGTCTTAAAAGTGAGATTGAAGCAGAAGAAGATGAGTATTCAAAAACTGATCTTGAGTGCCAACTAGAAATCTGTAGACTTGATACACAAGTATGGATGAATAAAATCCGTCAGTGTAAAGAAGAGATTGAAGGTATTGTGCGTATCATCAAAGAACGCACTGATAGTGAAGATTTAGATTCTGTCATTGCAACGTTTGAAGACCCTGCTATTGTTGACGCAGAAGAGCATAAGTATTGGATTGCTCGTATGGCAAAGCAATGTGCTATCGATTTATTAACTACTGGTAGAGTTCAATCAGGTAACTTAGAAAGTATGTTGATGATGAAACCTGAAGACCAAGCAGCAATTACTGATCTTGCTCTTACATACTCTACTGCAATGAATCATTCCATTGGAAAGTTCAAAGAGATTGCAGAAAATAAAGTAGAAAATATGCTGTCAGGTCGTGGACCTGAAATGTTTGACACCTCTGGAATATTCACTGATTATGCAATCAACAACATCGCAAACCGCAGTCTTCAGTCTTCCGATCAACCCGAAACTTGATCCAGAGTATATTGGGGAGAGTCTCATTCCTTTCCTCAATAAGCATAAGCATTTAATTTACGATTTATATTTTACATCTAGGATGCCTCCATTCGTACAAGATGCGATGGGGGATGTTTTTCGTACAACAAAGAATGCTCAGGGTGCTGCAAAGAACTCACTTTATATTATGCAGGAGACGGGTATTCCTCTGTCTGCTACATTCAATAATATATGGGTAAGACCTGACCAAAAGAACTTAAATCTATGGATTGAGAACTTTAAGTTTCTATATGATGCTGGAGTTAAAACTGTTACTCTTCCTCATACATCTTGGGTGATGACAGGACAAATCCAGAAAGAATATCCTGACCTAAAGATTAAGAATACTATTCTTCGTGAGGTAGTCAAACCCAACGAGATTGTTACTCTTGCTAGTGCTGGATTTCATTATATTAATTTGGATCGTGATATTATGAGGGACCAAGATGCCTTGGTTCGTATCATGGATGCAAAGAAGTATTGTGCAGAGAAAGGAACTCCTGTAGAGTTTTCATTGTTAGCTAATGAGCATTGTTGGGGTGGTTGTCCTATCATGCCAGAGCATTATCAATACAACAGTACACGTCAGGGCACAGAACCTCAGTATTTTAACAGTGAGATCAGTCGCATTTCATGTTCACGATGGGATGAATATGATTCTGCAACAGAACTTAAGCGTGCTAATATACCGCCCTGGAGAGACGATTGGCAATGGTTTCTAGATAATGGCATAGATGTCTTTAAACTGCACGGCAGAGAGGATGCTATGCGTCTTAGAGAGTCTATGGATATCATCGAACGATGGGAGAATGGCGATGAGATGATGTTTCCTGACTTTGATAAGTATATGCAGGATGTTGATATGCCTGATGCACCTATTAACATCTGGAGACAGAAGATTAAGACATGTAAGTTTGACTGTTGGGATTGCAACTATTGTGAGTCTGTGATACAATCTAAATTAAAGAAGCAAAATCGTACAATGAATCCTCTTGTAGAAAGAGTTACTCGTGCCATCGATGGTGCAGTTGATAACAACTCTAGATTTAATCCTACTGACTATGATATTGTTGGTTTATCCTCTAATAAAGTAAGACATTTCCTCAACAATCTTCTTAGTGAGCGTGGCACAGTATATGCTGACGTTGGTTGTTACATGGGTAGTACACTATTTGCTGCTATCATGGGTAATAGTGCTGTAAAAGCATATGCTATCGATGATTTTTCAGACTCTACAGTGAAACCAATGCGTAAGGAACTTCAAGAAGATTTTGAGGTTGATAATCCTGCTGAGGTGTTTGTACAAAACTATGAGAAGTGGCAGAATCCAAATGTTGCCGTTGGTTTAGTTGTTAAACCTATCTCTCAGGTAGTATTCAATCCAGAGTATCCTCCTCAGGTTCTATTCTATGATGCTGAGAATGATCCTAAACGTATGCAACCAAATCTAGAATATCTTCACAATCAATGTGCTGATTCTTATATTCTTGTTGTTGATGATGCAAACTTTGAAGGAGTTGTATCATGTACTGATGAGTTCTTAAGTGATAAGAATGTTATTTACAAGAGATTGATTACAACTGAGACACCTGAAGATGCTAACGATTGGTGGAATGGACTGTATATTATAGTGATTGAAAAGTAATGGAAATTATTGATAACTTCTTAGTTAACTCTGAGTTTGGGCATATTAAACAATCCCTGTTAGGTTCATTCTTCCCTTGGAATATCTCTAAGATTGTTGATGATACTAGCAATAATTATAATAGAAATGTGCAAATGGTTCATATGTTTTATGAACGACATGCTCCAGTTGATGATAGTATTGGGTTACTATATCCTATACTTCAGAAACTACAACCATGTTCATTGTTGAAGATAAAAGCAAACTTTTTGGTTGGTGTAGATAATATTGTTGAACATGGTTTTCATAATGACATTCTAGATGCTGAAGATCGTCCATATCTAAAGACATCTATTTTTTACATGAACACCTGTAACGGTTACACATTATTTGAAGATGGTACTAAAGTTGAATCAGTAGCAAATAGGATAGTAACATTTCCCAATAGTATGAAGCACACAGGAACAACTACAACTGATTCAGAATACAGGATGGTAATTAACTTTAACTACGTTTAGAATATAAATACCTTGGAGAAGTCCAAGGTTTTTTTATATGTCACAGTTAAATGTTGGGACTCTGAATGTAGGCACTACGCAATTTTCTGGAGACAACACTACTCTAAGCACAGCACCTGCAACGTCTCTCACTGAGTTTATGTCAGGAACTCCTGCTGCCAATCAAGTAGTTATGTGGGATGGATCCAACTGGGTTCCTGCTGCTATGGGCGGAAGATTCTTGGGTATGAATGTATATACCTCACAGGATGGTACTGCTACTAGTGTTGCATCAACAGGAGGAAGTGGAACTTGGACAAAACCTACTGGATGTAATAATGTTCTAGTATATGTCACTGGCGGTGGTGGTGGTGCAAGAGTTAATGATAATAACTACCGTGGCGCTGGTGGTGGCGGTGGCGCTACTGCTATTAAATATATCGACGTATCTGCTGTTACATCTGTAACTGCAACATATGGTGCAGGTGGTGCATATGCTAGAAATGGTAGTCGTGGAAGTGCTGGCGGAACTAGTTCTTTTGGTTCTTATTGTACTGCTACAGGTGGTCAGGGAGGTTATACTGACAACCCCTATGAAGGTGGAAGAGGTGGAGATGCTAGCGGTGGTGATATAAACATCCCTGGTGGTGGCGGTGAAATGTCACACGGTAGTAGTAGAGAAGGAGCATCTGGTTCTAGTTTTTGGTTTAAGGCAGGATCAAACCATCATAACAGTAGTGATGGTGCAAAAAACACACATGGTCAGTGGGGTTCTGGTGGAGGTTATGGTTATTATTCACAGAATGGTGACGCACATAACAATGGTTATGGTGGCGCAGGTGTCGTAATCGTATACAATTATTCTTAATAACAATGAAAGCATTAGTACATTCAACAGCAGGAACAGTTACCGACATCGTAGCAGATGATGCTACATTTGAGGTTCATGAGAGTTTTTTGTGGAAAGATATGATTGCTGATTATGATTCGGCAACTGATACTCCAACAGAATATTCTTACGACTCAGCAACTGATACTATTTCAAGGAAAGTATATGAAACTCCATCATATGACTTACAAAGACAAATGGCATACGATTCTATCCAACAGCAATTAGATAGTCTTTGGCATGATGTTGATAATGGTAAGTTTGGTGAGGATGCAAAAACAGGCGGATGGTATAATTCGCTACGAAGCACAAAAAATGCTTATCCAAAACCTTGACACTGAATCTAGTGGCACAAGAGGGGTTGCGACCCCTCTTTTTTTATGCTATATTGCATAGGTAAACAAATGACAGGATCATGCCTCAATTCACTCTCATCTGCACCGATGAAGATTCGACGGTAACAACTAAAGAATTTGAAGCAACTATCCTAGAAGATGTTGTAGACAAGACAGAAGACTTTCTGAAGGGTGTTGGTTATTGCTTTGAAGAGTTGCGTACTCAAGTATATCCTCTTCCAGAACTTGATGAAATTCGCTCTATTTACAAGGATGTAGACTGATACATATTAATGTAATTTATTGTTGATTACTTCATTACAATGGGTAAAACTTTTCGGCGTGGCGGAAGCGAGCGAGGGTACTATTCTCCTGGCAAATCTATCCGTGATAAACGAGCAAAAGGCGGCACTAATCGTTCACCAAGATCAGAAGAAAATTATGACGATTTCCAAATCAAAGGAAACAAAAAAGGAAAAAAGTTCAACCCCGAACTTGACAATGACACTGGATGGTATTGAAACTGACTTGGAAGAATTAGTATTTGATGATTACTCTGAGATAGATTACGACCTTGACTTCACCGTACAGTATTAATTTCATGGACTTTGATAAAGAATCACAAGACATTAAGTTCAACCGAGGACTTGATTTGTTCATGGAATCTGTCCTTAAACCAGACAGTAAATTGCGTGAGTGTGCTCACAACCAAAAATGTTACACCGAACTGATGTATGTCCGTTCCTATGTTCTTGACTATCTAAAAACTCTAAGACGAGACGACTAATGCAATTTCTACACTCACCAATCCTTGACAGGGATGAGAAGATGGTATTAAAAGATGCGTTGATTTTGTATGTTTCTGACATGCAAAAACGGTACTACGCTGATGGTGTGATTCCTGAAGATGCTTATCTAAGTAAGATGGAACGGGTGAAAGAAATTGTTGAAATTTTACATTTAAGTGAGTTATATCGCCAATGAGTATTGAAATGTTCTGTCCCCAATGGTATTACATTGGGACAGTTTCTGATGAGAAGCAAACATCTATCAAAGATTTGTTTGCTGAGTTCTTATCAATTGAGGACAACTTCACACAACCAAATGAGTGGAACTGTACTGTAAAAAGTTCATACAATAATCCAAGAAACAATACTGCTCCTTGGACAGATTTTCTGTCACTAGTAAGTGAGCAGATTGATGAGTTTATGAATGAACTATCTCCAGTTGTTGACATATCGTTAATACCTAAAGAAGCATGGGTTAATAAGTATCCAAAAGGAGGGTTTCAAGAGTATCACGATCACTCTGTACCTAATTGTAACTTAAGTATGGTTTATTTCTTTAGAGAATTTGACGATACTGTCTTTAGGTTCTATAATAATGAAGATTCTAAATATAAAGCATCAGGACTAAAGCAGTTGTTTACTATTCCTAGTGCAAATGCAATTATTCCCAAAGCGAATCAGGGTGATATTATGATTTTCCCATCATTCTATCCCCACTATGTGTGTCCCAATGGCAATGATGAAGAAAGGATTACATTTTCTGCTAACTTCCTTGTGACACCTCAAGAACCTGCACAGGGTTCCCCCCAAACTCCCTAATCTATGCAATACTAATAATGTTGGAAAAAGAAATCCGCCTATTGAACAAAGTCATCAAGAAAGGCGAAAGTGGAGAAGTCAGGTATTCTGATGAAGAACTACGCAAACTTAAGACAAAACG